AATCTCCACGCGGTATTAAAGCGTCCCCGCCGATTATATCAAGTATGCTGGCAGGAATACCTTTCCGTACAACACCACCTTTAGAGAATCCGTAGGATTTATATGCCTTCAGGATTTTATTTTTCAGAGTAGATCCCCAAGAATCATAGTTCTTAACACCCGGAGTATTGATCTGAAGAATATCTGCAAGCTGTTGCATTTCTTTTGGTCCGACTTTCTTACCTTTAGCATTAAAATATCCTATTAAAGGACTCACTCCGGCAGGAACGTCTGTTGCACCATCTGGACGATTACTCAGAGAATTTGTCCAATCTTTCAGATATGCTTTCTTAAATCCCTCAACTGCGGTATATGATTGATCGCTATGGTTTGCGCCATTTTTATAAGCATATTCCATAGCATCTCTCAGATTATTACCTGAAGTATCTTTAATGCCAGCTTTATCTGCATAATCCTTGATCTTCTCATAATGAGAATCCGGCATTACATGAACGGTACAAGTAGCTTTAGCAAGACCACCACCGCCAATAGCAGTAATGATACATTTTCTTGTTTTAGACTCATCACGCGCCATTAAACCGTTCTTATTAAGACCTGAAGACACACCACGAACTGTACCATCAGAAGAAACTTTCGCAATAGATTCATCAGAACTTTTCCACTCAATATCAGAGTGTTCCGGTTTCTTTGGTGACCATGTTGCTTTAAGCTGTTTCTTGATATGACTGTATGTCAGATAAATATCTGTATCACTCAGCTTCAGAGTGTAATCAGTATTAGGTTTAATATTTGTACTTCCAGCAGTCTGAGAAGATCCTGCATTATTCATTGCATTATTAAAGGCATTGTTACCGGCAGTTGAACCACCATAAGGCTTACTGGTGTCAATTTTTGTAACACCTTCCCATGCTTTTGTTGCATTTACAGCAGCAGTATTAAAGTCAGCTGCCTTTGTGATCATTTGACTATAAGTTTGAGAAACTTTCATGCCATACTGATCCATTACGTCGCCCAGATGTTTATAGGTGCTGTCGTAATTTGCTTTTACATTAGAAAGCATGCTGCCAATAATAGCTTCTTGGAAAGCTGCATTTTTCTTAACAGCATCAAGAGTATTGTCTAACGCCTTATTTGCCTCATCTGAAAAATTCTCATAGCCGGTATTTTTCATATCGACTTCATGCTGATGCATTGTATCGGCCATATCGTCTTCTGCATCTGCAAGTTCCGCACGTAATTTCTCAAGACGAGCTTTTGAGGCTGCATTTGATGTTCCTTCAAGTGCAGCAATCTGTGCCTTTAATGTATTGATATCCTTAGTTTTCTTCTTTAGAGTCTTATCATAATCATAATATTTCTCTTTAGCAGCAAGGGCATCTTTACGTTTTTCAATATTCTCCTGTAACAGATCGTTCTCTTTAGTAACCTGAGTAGTATACATATCAAGAAGGTTCTGTTTAAGATCGGCAAGAGTAGCAGACTCTTGTTGCAAACTCTTAAGCATTTCATCAGTTTTAGTCTTATAATATTCTGGACCAATTGCACCATTTTTATACATTTCGTCCAGCTTATTTAATCCCTCACGATAATTTGCTATTTTGTCCTTAGTAGCATCAATCTGTTCTTGAACCAATAAAATATTGGTTAAACCGTTTGTAGAGAAGGCTCCATCATCATTATAGAAACTCTCGGTATCGCCAAGTAATTTCTGAGCAGTCTGAAGTTCAGATACAAGATTTGAAAGTTTATTCTGCGCTTCATCAAGAGGTTTAAATCGAAAATCAATTTCTTCTTGAGCTAATTGCTGCATTGCTTCTTTAGATTGAATAATAGAAGTAGTAAGATTATCATATTCCTCAATCTTTTTCTGCATTTCTTCATTGCTCCAAGCTCCACCGTTAGCTTGATTTGCTGCAATTTCTTCTGCGAGAAGCTGTCTTTTCGCTTCATCAGCGCGAATAGTTTTATCATAAGTTTTCAAACGTTCTTCATAATCATTGGCTGAAAGCTGATAATTAATATCATCAGCATTCTTTTTATAACTAAGAGAAGCGTCCTGTTTATCACCAGCTCTTTCCCAACGATCAATTTGCCATTGCTTTAAGTTCTCTCTGGTTTCTTCAAGAGCAGCTTTAGCTTCTTGGATGTGTGTATCAGCCTCAACAATAGACGTGTTCAAATCAGTTAGATTTTTCTTCATTTCCTGATAAGCTTTATCTTTTTTGTTATGACCATTCACATTAAGATAATCTGTCATGCTTTGCTGAACTTTATCTCTTTCTTTTAACATCCAGTCTTTCTGATATTGAGCATAACTTACTTGTTTTTTAAGATCTTTCCAATATACCGAACCGACTTTTTGAGATTTTCCGCTCTTTATACGATTTTCAGCTTTAGCTGCATAATATTCCTCTTTAGCTTTACGCTTACTGATAATCAGATCATAGGAATCGTAAACATTATCAACTTTAGATTTAGCTAAATCAAGTTCCTGAGTTTTCTTATCTCTATATTTTTGAACGGCATCAAGATACTTGTCGTACCACTGTTTATATGCTTCTACGGCAGCTTTCTGATTTGCATCCAATGTTTCTATATTAATAGTGCCATCTTGAACTTTTTTCTTCAAAGCAGGAGTAAGATATTTGCTTACTTCGCCATTGTTTGCAACTTCTTCGGACTTCCTTTTATAAACAGAGATGCTTGCTTTAGCAGCCTTGATTTCTTTATCTGTATTTTCAAGAGCTTTATTATAATACTTTTGAGCTTTTGTATAATGACTATAATCACTTTCGGCAAGATCTGTATACCTAGAAGTTATACGATCAAGACGATCCATAGCAACTTCAACCCAATCCATAGAATTATCATTCAGCTTCTTGATTACATTTTGAAGAGCTTCGCTTACTTCATCAGCCGCGTCACTTGTATCATCACTATTGTTTGATACCGCATCTGTATTATCTTCGATTGCATGTTGAAGACCAGAATTACCGGAGTTACCAGAATTTCCAGATCCGGCAGGTTTAACAGTTGCAGCCCCGCCTTGGAAGTGGAATCCCGGAGTATTACCAGCAGCAGCATAGGCTTTCATAACGCCTGGAGAAGTAACAGTACCACTTGCATAAGCTCTGGCATGTCCTTGAATAGCTCCGTGTTTAAGAAGAGCATCAGTTTGAGTAGTAGAGAATATAATGTCGCCCTTTTTCAGGTTCTCTATATGAGCACCGCCAGGAATTAAACTCCAAACACCATCACGAACAATTGATTCAGCGTGACCGTTGACACCCACTTCATTTACAAGAGCTTGCTGATCTTGTTTAATAGCAACATTCGTACCACTTGCATGAGCCGGTGTAATATTTAAAACATTGTAAGCGCTTCCTGTAGACTCAGCTTTAAATGTACCAGTTGAACATGCAACTGTTTTACTCAAACCACCACTTGGTCCACCTGAATTTATCCAATTAACAGTTCCGGTAGCAGTGAATGAAGTCTGAACGGCAGAAATATCATTTCCCCAATGAACAGTACCATGAGAATAATGTTCGGTAGCAGCATAAACATCTACTAAACCTGTCTCATTAGACCATTTTACTTTTCCTTCGCTTTTTTTCTCTTCAGCAAGGTAGGCATCTACTTCGTGATGTTCTGGTTTGAAAGTTACAGTTCCTTGGCCTTGTTGTTCTTTTGTCAATGCTTGGAATTGAGTTTCGTCAATTTTAACCGATACAGCAGGTGTATCACCTGATAAAGATTCCAGACTTGAACGTAATTCATCGATTTTAGCTTTACCATCTTCGGTATTGACATCTACGTCCAATTCAGCTTTTTGAGCCAACTCTTCGTCGTTAAGAGATAATAATTTATCAATATCACCGGTTTTATCTACTGCAATTTGAACATGCATTTGCATTTCACGTTGATCAATCATAGATTGAATTGCTTTATATTCAGATGAATCTACGTCAAAATTTACTTTAATATGCTCTAATTCACCAATTTGTGATTGTAGTTTATCTACAGATAGTCCTTCTATACTACTATCCACATCAAATGAGAGTTTAATATCCCCATCTGCTTGCATCTGACGCAATGAAGCCATTCCGTCCTGAGTAGCTTGATCCAATTCATCAAGCCCGGTCATATCAACATTAGGATCAATATTAACAACACCTAAAGCTTCAAGAGCTGGTAGAAGAGCAGTCGCCTGTTCTTTAGTTAGTCCAAATTGATCTGAAAGTCCCTGAAGAGCATCTTCAACATTACGAATACCCTGATCTTCAGATTCATAAGCTCCATTGCCTAATTCAATCTGGTTTGCTTCATTCCATTGATCTTTATCCAATGAATTAACAGCGTCAATGACATTCTGCAATGTTTCACTTTTCTGTTCCTGAGCATCTTTAATCTTATTAACCAATTCAACATCAGAATCTGTATAATCTCCAGTGTTACCACTTTCAATTCCTTCGTTGACATCCTGGAAGTGTTTGATTTTTTGCCCTTTAGCCTTCGCTTCATAACTCTGGATCATTTCATTATAAGCAGCCTCATCAACTTCAAATTCACGTGTTAATTTAATGCCTGTCTTCTTAGCTTGTTCCTGAATTGATTCGATATATTTCTTGCCTAAATCAGAATCTTTATCAATACCATTATCTTTTATGTACTGATTCAATTCGTCAATAGAACCTTTGGCATCCTTGATATCCTGAATCTTACGATCAACAGTACCATCTTTGAAGTCAGATATAGCCTGAGTAATACCAGTTTTTTGTGCAATTAAATTGTCAATAACTGCTTGTTGATCGTCCAGAGCAGACTGATCTGCACCATTGGCTTTTAGTTTTCCCATTTTAATCTGAGCATCAATGAGTTTATCATCAATCTCTTCAGATTTCAGGGCGCCTTCTTCAAGAGAAGATACAAAATTATTTGTATCGCCGTAATCTTTCAATCTACCAAACATAGATTCGAATGATTCAAGACTCATACCCATAGCATCTGCAGCTTCTTGAGTATCAGTGAAAGAGTACATCCATTGCTGATTTCCATCCTCAAGAGTTTTGTAAGTAGCTAATCCCTTAGCCTCAAGATCGCTTAAAAATCTCTTTGGACCGGAAGCATCATCAGTATAATAATTCTTGAGTTTGTTGTAGTTCTCAATGAAATTATCAGCATCTTCAAAACCATTCTGAGAGAAATATTTTGCAGCTGCTTTAAACTGAGGAGTACCGACTAAGCCTTTATCATACAAATCTTTTGCATTATCCAGATAACTCTTAGCTGTAGTATATTCATTGCCTTCAGTAGAAAGATTGTCAGCATTAACCATTGCTTGGAAATCAGAGAACTGTTTTGCAGCCTCCTGATACTGAGCAAAATACTGTGCCTGCAGATTTTTAAGATTTTCTAATCCTTGCTGAGTATAATCTTTGTTACCTGCTGATAATTGATCCTGATAATCCTGAATCCGTTGGGCAAAATCAGAATTCATGAATTCATTCTGCTGTTCCAGATAATCCTTCATTCTTTCTGTGTTGATTTTCAAACCTTTTGCAGTGCGATCAAATACATTATCAACATGAGCATCTTTTAGATCACTAAATTGTGTTCTAAGACTATCCATAGTATCAGATGTAAGTCCTGTTTCTGTCTGCATTTCGCTAATAGCTGATGTAAGAGCAGTAACAGTGTTCTGCATATCAGTTACTGGAAGATTAAATGCTGTTTTTGTCCAATCGGCCTGAGAAGCCTTCATGTTCTCAATAGACATCTGAGAAGCTTGAATCTGATCTTGCCGCTGCTTAATTTGTTCGTTATCTTCATCAGAAAGAGGAGATAAGCCTTTGCTATTTTTCAAAGCATCGATATTATTCTGATATTCTTGAATCTGATTATTCAAATTCTCAATCTGCTTGTCTCCATTTTCGATTAAATTGGTGTAATCTGAAGCAGTAGCTTTCATATTATAAGCAGATTTATTATTTAATCTTGTCTGCTGATCGGAAGCATCAGTCTGAAGACGAGTTAGTTCTTTTGAGAGATTATCCAGATTTTTAGCTGAAGTATCCAACTGAATCTGTACTTTAGTATCTTCAATTTTGGATTTCCAAGTTTCCCAATCTGCATTCGCCATTGATGGATCAAGTGACAATTTCATAATTGCCTGGACTGCAACTTCATCATTTCCGTATTCTGACATTAACTGATTTACAAGGTTTGGAGTTGTAACAGAGGCCATATGTTTGTCTGCTAAATTCTTTGTTAAATTACCAAGAATTGTAGACTTAGCATTGCTTATGTCAAATCCGCTCAGATCCATAGTATCCATAATACTCTGAACATATTTATCTGCAGCAGCAAGCTGTTTCGGATCAGTTACATCTTTTACAGAGTCTCTGATTTTACCGATTGCATCGCTTGTTTTATCGAACGCCAGATTCTGTAATCCCTGTTGTAAATTATCAGTCTCTGTGGCAAGTTCCGGGGACTGCTGGATAAGATCAGTAATATCTGAATTCTGGAATGTACCGGATTTGATAGAATCCATTGAAGATTTGATATTTGACATATCTGTCTGGAAATTATCAGTTATTGTGTCAAGATCTGTTGCTGTATCTTCAGCAGAATTTTTGAAACGAGAAGAGAAGGTTTTTGATTCAGCTTCAATTTTTGCTTTTTCTTGTGATTTATTAAAATTGGAAGCAAGATCCATATAATTCCAATCAGAACCATCTAATCCTTGATCGCTATAATAATTCCAGAAATCTTCTATTTGCTTATCAGTTTTATCCTTAAAGAAATTATAAAGATTTCCTGATGGGCCAACAAAATTATCTCCTTCGTTTAAATCAGCGCTGATATCAAAAATATCTTTCAGATTTTCTTTTATACCTTCAAGATTTTTCTCATCTGGTCTAGCAATAGCCATAATGTTAGATGCAAGTGTATCAGCACTAATACCAGCATTATCTAAAGCTTCTTGTAATCCATCGATTTCTGAGATCTTGGCTTTAACAGCATCGGTACCACCAGATTTTCCAGCATTTACTAATTGATCTTCAACACCATCAAATTTTGCTTTGGCGAAAATATTGTTAATGCGATCTGTTTCTTCCTGAGCTGAATCTGTTACACGACCATATAATGAAAAAAGATCTTCTACAGATTTTGCAGTATCTTTTGTTTTAGGATTAATTAATGCACCTGTATCTTCATCAAATAGTCTATTATAATCATCAGATATTTCATCCATTGCGTCTGCAATTTCGCTCTGTTTCTTAGAAACACGATCATCCATTTGGTTCGCAATATTTTGCTGCTCGGTAAATCCTTCATCATCAGCACTCATTTGATCTAATTTTTGGTATGCAGCATCACGTTTTTTCTGTAATTCAGCTAACTCATTGACTTTTCTGGTAGTTTCTTCAACGATATCTTCTTGTTTAGCAACAACACTGTCACTATATTCATTTGCAACAGCTTGACTTGTTGTATATTTTTTATTCAGATTCATATCTGCGTCAATGGCCTGCTGTTGGGCTTTGGCATCAACAAGTTTTTTCTGTACAGAAACTTGTGTCCCAAGTAGAGAATTTTCTTTCGTTAGCTGAGAGAGTTCAGCATTTTCATCAGAAGTCCTATTCTGTGTAGCACGAAGCTCATGAATACGATCTTGATTAGTATCATACTGAGACTGCTTTGTACTAAGCTCTGTTTTTGCATTTTGATATGCTTGTGCCGACTCATCTGAGTGTTTTTTGGCTGTAGCTTTTGTAATAGTAAATTTATCATCTGCCCATTTCCATGCAGCTGTACCTGCTGCAATTCCGCCAACAACAGCTAATACAGGCCAAATTGATTTGAGAAATGTACCAAGACCTGCAAATGTAGATCCTACAGAGCTAAATTTAGAAGCATTTCCAACTTTACCCGCTCCGTTTGCAGTATACCCAATTTTAGCAAGCATATCTTCCGTTAATGATTCTTTCGGAAATGCTTGTTTAAGAGCTTGATATGCTATACCAGAATCCAAAACTTTCCCGTATTTAGAAATCCAATTAACTCCAGCCGACATATTCCCTGCCGCTCTTAATGAATTGGATAAACTAGAAATACCTGTTGCAATATCTCCGCTAGTAGCAGCAGTATTTAATAGTTTGACAGCATTACTTACTTTTCCGATTTTACTTAATGACATGAGTTGTCTTTAATGTTATAATCAAACTATAAATGTATTGGAGGTAATATTATGGCTCTTATTAAATGTCCTGAATGCGGGGGCCAGGTGTCTGATAAGGCTCCGGCCTGTATTCACTGTGGTTATCCGTTACAGGAAATTGTCTCAAAAAGTACATGTATAATCAATTACGCAGAACAAGATGTTACTGACATTAAAAAATATATTCTGTCTTTATCACCAGAAGATCAGCAATATTTCGCCCAATTTCTTCAATTACAATATGGATCATCTAAAACGCGTCCACCTATCAGTAGTGCGCAATATGCAGAGTTTCATGAAAAAATGGGAGAATGGGCCAATACATATAAACTGACAAACGAATTTGCCGCAAAGATGATTCTTGATTGTATGGCGCATAATTTTGAAAAGTTTACTTTTGAACAAGTACGTTATGTTCAACCCAAATCAAATTCCAATGTCGTCCGTTGTCCACGTTGTGGTTCTACATCTGTTACAACAGAAGAACAAGGTTACGGACTCTTTGGCTGGATTGGTGCATCTCAAAAGAAAAATCTCTGCCAGAAGTGCGGTCACAAATGGTGGCCAGGAAGGTGATTAGCAATATCCATCTATATGATTTAATGCAGTAATAACTTGATTATTTGCATTATGGGTTTTATGATTAGATAAATAATCATCTACTGTAGGATATTCTATATTTTCCTGCTGTTGTTTTAACTCATTTGTAACCATCTGTAATATTTTATATGATTCATTATATGTACAATTGTTTTCATGAAGCAATTGCGTAATATCTACAACAGTTGATAAAATTTTATAATTTGTATTCATTTTTAATCCTTTCTTATGGAGGTAATAAGTATGACGTTAAACGAAGAATGTGTAAGAGATGTTTTGCTTTATTGCAAAAACAATATTGATTATCGAGAATTGCAAGATGGTTCATTTTCTCTTATACCTGTAACTTTTAAACAATTATTAGCATCGCCATTAAATCAGACATATGACAGCAAAGATATTATGTATACCGTCATGAAACTTGAAGAAATTGGGTTTATTAAAATTTCTAATAGAAATCCTAAGGCTTCTCCGTATATTAATGAGTGTTTAATAAATGAAATTACATATGTAGGACATAAATTCATTGATGCTACTGAACCAGAACCTGTTTGGGATAAAACTAAAAATATTGTTGGTAAAGTAGGGAATCATACTCTTGAATTTGTTGAGGGTGTAGCGCATGATGTAGCTGTAGAATTTGCCAAAGTTGTAGCATTTAAACAAGGATAATTGTCAACAAAGTCGGCTACATTGGGTACAACCTAATCGTGTTTTACGGAGAGGACAGTTACGGCAAACCGCAGAAACTGATACAACATATAAATCAGTTGGATTTTCTCTTAAGCGCGCAGCCAAAGGAGATTCCAGAAGCCCCAAGACGGCAAATTGGTTTTCAAACTGAATCTGAGACGGAATAATAATGTTATTATTTTTTGTTAAGCTAATCATATAAACACCTACTTTCAGAATGGAGTACATATGTATACTGAAAATTATAGCCCAGAAGAAATCAATAGAATAAAAAAGATTATAGAAATCGGTGAATCTCAAAAACAAATTAAGCAATCATTTTGGGATGAAATTAATACTCCAGATGTTCTAAAATTAAAAGAAGAATCAAATACTCTCTGGGAAGATTATCGAATTGTCGATAAAAAACTTCTAAGGAAAATTCTGGTACATAATAATGGTTTATCAATATCTGATCCTGATTATATAAGCCTTAGTATAAGAATGATTGGACACATAAATTCAAATCTGCCAGACGATTTTTAAGAATTAATTTCTGTCTCACAAAGCAAATATGCAAAGTATAAACCGGTCAAAGATATTTATACGAAAGCGTTACATAAAAATATTGCAAATTTATCATTAACAGTTACTCCTGAAAATAGCATATCAATGAACTCATATGGAAGTACACGATGGGTATTCACAGAATTTTATTATTCCTGTAAACCATTTTTAATTCTTGACATATGTGGATGTGAAGTTATTGTCATTCAAGATATTTTTCCTGGCAAATATTGTCAAACAGAATATTCTATTACAATGTCAGATTTGAAGAATAGGTCAGATTATGAAATAGAAAATAAAAAACAGAATTTTCTTGACAATTTTAGGAAAGAATTTGATCCGTATAGAAAAAATTTATATTCATCTCCGTTTTATAAAAAACCTGTGCCACAACCTTTTGAAAATCTCTATACACTTTATGCACAAACTGATTCAGAAGAATACGGTAGAACAAGGCGATATTTAATCATCGGATGTATGACATATAAAAAAGAATGAACTTACGTTCTGACTTTACAACAATAAAGTCTAGTGATATATTTACTAATTGTAGGATAGCCGAGAGTGTGCCTCGGCTTTGCACACACCTACAATCATAAATATCAAAATCGGATGTTCTGTCCGAAATCAAAATCCACTTATATTTACTTTAGCCATATGGCAGAAGGGAGGTGGAACATGAAGAAAGAAGAACATCAATTTAAGCTTGCAAAGATAGCAATTAAAAGATTCTTTAAGGTTTTAGCATTACTTATAGCTTTATGGATGGTGTTACAGCACAATCCAACCAAACTCGTGACATCAATAAACCTGGAAGAACAAAGCATCGATATTAATTGCGAGTTTGCAAGCGAGACACCGGAGAAGTAGAAATACAACTCTGGTAGTGTGGGGTGAAACCCACGCAATTAAAGTTTTAAAGGTTAAATTTCAATAATTTAAAATTCAAAGCTTATCTTACAGACACTGCGCTTGATCACCGCGGTGTCTTTCTTTTATCAAATATAATTTCTCTCTTTCGCATAAAGCGATTCGGCAGAAGAGAAGTGCCGCTCATGGAACATTCATTAAAAGTATATATAATATACTCCGAGGAAGGGTGCTCTCTCTACTCCTCCTGATTATTTATATGTTTCCCTCGTCATTACTTGCGTAATTGTTACTAACGTTTCACATATGACTAAATCGTTAATCAGGTTGGCACGTGCGTTGTCACGAGCTTTCGCACACTTCACTATGTGATCAGCATAGAATAGTGAATTCGACGTGTTAATCCTCTATTTATTTTAAGTCGCTATTCTCCACACATTGATATGAATCTCTATGTAGATAGGCTCATTGTTAAAAATCGGAAAATAACGTGTAACCCTTAGATTTTTGGGTCAACCTACGACTGTTGCAAGACCTCCACCACTCAGGAATTTTAATCCTGCCAATGTTGCATTTTTTACTGTCATTGCTGCAAATACAGCAGTAAGTAATGCCGGTATTGGTCCAAGTGTTTTTTCAAGTGACGTAAATCCTTCTGTTAAACTATGTACAAATTCAAGAACACCATTTACACTACCTGAATTATAGAAATTAACCCAGAAATCCTGCATCTGTGTTTTGATTGCTTGTAGTTTACCAGCGGTTGATTCCATGTATTTTTCCTGGTTAGCTTCAGCATTACCATTTGCGGTTGTTGCTTCTTCTGCCAGTGACATGGAGTCTGTGAATGCATCCAGCATGGACTTAAACTTACTTGTCTGACGTGTCGTCGTATTAATGTAGTTCGCAACACTACATGATATTGTTAAAAATTTTCTCCTTTTATTCTTCTATTAGTGCTCCGTATTCAACCAATTTATCAAATAAAATATCTTCCATATAAATTTGATCCCAAAATGGAATACGGATTAAATTAATCTTATGATCTTGGCAATATGTGTCTTTGATATTATCTCTTTTTTGAGTATTTATCATATTTTCATATGCAGTTTTATATGTCAAAGTTTTGCCTAGCATAACTGGTTTATAATGAAACTCCCCATCATATTCAATTGCAATATTAAAATCTTCAATATAATAATCAAATGGGAGAGGGTTTTTATCTTTACAATCTGGAAATCTTTTTTGTGTTTCATAATTAATATGCCATTTATCTAATATATCACCAATCGCACTTTCAAAAAATGTCTTTTTGCAATATGGGCATCCGGGACATTTAGAAAGTGTATATCCTTCTTTTTCTTGAATTCCTTTATCCTTATGTTTATTGCAAATATACTTTATATATGTATAACCATTTTTATGCGAATGAGATATATAAATGAAATTATGTTTTTGACATTCATTTTTCCAATGTTCTGTATCAAAAACTTTGTCTTCCATGGTGCGCTCTCTGCCACAATAATAACACCCTCGATTACGTAATAAATCGCACAAATTAATTTCTTGAATGCCTTTTTCAGAATGCTTTTTACAGATATATTTCATTTTAGTAGTATAATTTTTATACCTGTTATCAATAAGGATATATCCCTTTTTAGAAAATTGGTCTTTTACTTCATTATATGAATAATTTTTAGTATTACGTAAAATCTTTTCTTTTCGAATTAAATTTAATCGTCTTCTTTTAGTTATGATTGCACCTTTTGTGGTGCCAATGTTTTCGGCTAATTCGTCATCAGATAGATGTTGCCAATTATTTATTAAATATTCTTCTTTTTCAGAAGTCCATTTCATATATTATCACTCCATTTATTATCAATTTTTTGCATAAAAAATCGCCAGTGCTTTAAATAACATTGACGTTTTTTCGTATTTATATGTAGTCACTTCATTTATTGTTTTTATAAATGAAGGCTTTATACCAATACTCCATAAATACTCCTTCTCAGGTGTATATTGAGTAGAATATTCTTTATCAAATTTTTTCATAATTTATTTTTTTTAACAATATCCTTATACTTTCATATAAGACCAGACTATTTCTTCACCTACCGACCTTTACGGTTTAGGGTGTCCTTTTCGATTTAAGGGGTTTTCACCCACGCCATTTGCGATTGCGCCCTACGATTGTTGCTATAGATATTCAGGATTTCCACCTTTATTCTCTTGTCTATAGCTCGACGAGAATCTAGTCGTTGAACGTTCACCCTCGACTCAAGTACCGTATGATCTACGGGATACGTTAGGGTGCTTCGCTGCATGAACAGCCAATCCTTGCGTTTTCAAACCATCATAATTTAGTTTCCCAATTATTGTGGTGCAAGGCTCTATATAATATTTATACTATATAGATAGGATTATCCTATTAAGGCATTACCTGCAATTAAAATCATTCCAGTATGAATTTCTTCATACACAGTCCACATTTAGGCTGCTACATCGAATGCGATCTTGGCTTGCTGTGCGTCAGTTAAATCGTCCCACTTATCTTTAAGCTCAGACATAACAGTAATGATACCACGGTCAGATCCATCCGGATTATAAACATCTACACCTATAGCATGCAGAGATGCAGAAGCATTAGATAAAGTTGCATTGTCAACTTCGTCGGCATATTGTGGCATTTTACCGACTTTTGTAGTTCTTGTGATAATTGTCTTCAAAGCATTACCAATTGAAGATCCATCTTCACGAGTTCTTTCTGACACTTTAGCAGTAATAGCTGCAAGCTGTTCATATGACATACCTGCATCATAAGCAACCTGACCGGAAGCCTGTACAGCATCAGAAATAATTTTGATACCTTTAGCGTAATCAATTCCGACACTTCCGGAAACTTTATCCAGAACATCGACAATATGCATAGAGGCATCAGCAGCAGTAGTAGATCCATCCTCTAACATATGGAACTGCTGTAAAATACCCTGTACCTGATCGGCAGCAGTAGAGGCATCAACGCCACTTAAGTTACTTAAGATAGCGGTTGGTTTAGCTGTCTGCTGAATTTCAGAAGCAGTAGTATTCATATTTGCATAGATTTTATAAATGTCCATAGTATTATCCAAGGACATCGATAGATCTTTTGCCATATCAATTGCAGAGGTACCAAGATTCTGTAATTGATCCGGCGATAAATTCATTGTGTAACTAATATTTGTTAAGTCTTTTTGGAAATTTAAGAAATCATTGAAGCCTTGTTTGGCCTGCTGAATTGCTTTCATGGTTACCTGGAAATAAGAAACATAACTTGCAATATCTGCAATAGCACCTTTAAAGTTTCCTGATACCATTCCTTTAATAGAAGTTCCGAATGAAGACATCCCGGTTGATGCTTTGGAGGCAGTACTAGAGATAATGCGCATTGCATTTCCTGCTTTTTCAAGATTACCAGTTAAAGTAACAACATTACCAGATATATCAGCAAATTGCATCTTTACTTGTCCGGTAGTTTCATTGATAGATGAAGAAATCTTAGATGTTAATCCGATAGAATTAGCGTATTCTGTAAGCATTGTTTCAACATCTTTTGTATCTTGTACCAGTCCTTTTGTTCCTTCTAAATAAGTTCCTTTGCTATTTGTTTTATCGTAATTTTTAGCAACTTTTTGAAAATCTTGCATTTTAGATGCTAATTCAGAAATTTCATCTTGAGCTTGGCTAGTATCAATTTCTTTATTATGGAACTTGGTTACAATATCATTATATGATTCAACAAAACCATTTAATTTATCCGTATATGCCGAAACCTTACCAGAAGAATTTTCTGCCTTAGTTAAACTATCAAAAGCTGTTCCAAATTCATTTGCAAATTGAATAAATGAACTTCCTTTAAGAGAATCAAAAGTTTGATAAAAATTTTGCATTCTATTTTTGAAATTGCCAAGATTATCGGCTCCATTCTCAAATGTAAATGCGCTTTCTAATTTCTCTTTTAATGAAGCAATACCATCCGGAAGATTCATAGTATTCTGCATATGCTTGAGAGAATTTTCAAAATCATTTATTTGACTAGATAATGACTCTTTTAAATTTCCTAGAATATTATTTCTGTCAAAATCGGAGGCATTTTTTATATCTGAAATTAAACTATCTGAATCAATATTTTTACCAGAATTTTTGATCTGTGCTTTTAATGCTTCATATGTAGCCTGAACACCATTACGCTGATTCATTTTTTCAGTATATTCTTGTTCAGAATAATTTTTATTGCCAGCCATTTTATATAAATCATTGCTAAGTTTTCTCTGACGAGAATATGCCTGAGTCATTAAAGTAGTGATTTTATTTTCATAATCTGACATACTCTGCTCAGAATCGGTAAATGCTTTCTCATAATTACCAAAAAGCAACTGATTCAGTACACTATCAGCATTATCCTTATTATTCTGGTATGTATTTTTCTTGAATTCGTCAACATCTTTTTTGAGATTTTTTATATTTTTAAATCTATCAGTAAATCCTGAGATAAAATCATCACTTGAAATTTGACCTTTTGCACCCTTTGCTTCAAAGCTATACAAATCCTGCATAGCAGATTTTAGTTCTTTTACTTTTTCAATAGCTTTGGTATACTGTTCTGTAAATGCTTCTTTATTATTAGCTTGGATAGTCTTTTCATCAAATCCAGATACGTCTGCCTGAGCTTGTTTCATCTCACGAACAACTTTGTCATAATCTTCAACATTTTTTCCAGCATTTTTTAATGCCTCAAAATTCTTTGACACAAAGTCATTTTGAGTTAACTTCTCAAATGCATCATTTGCTTTTTTGGCTGCCTCAGCTGTTTCAGTAATTCGATTTCCAATTTCTGTGTATGTATCGCTACCTTTAGAATATTGACTTTGTTTTTTTTTATATCCAAGCAATTCTGCATTAATGGATTTTACTTCTTTTGCCTTATCAATAGCATTGTCATATTGTTTTGCGATATCAGAATTTTTGATGGCATCAGCCTGCTTTTTAGATGCAGTAAGTTGAGTCTGAGTTACTTTCATATCGCCTTGGATTTGTTTTAATCCAGATTCTGTATAACATGTCTTAAGATTTTTTTTTAAAGTAGAAAATGAGTCAGCAGCTTTTTTACCAACGTCTCCAAGTTTTTGTGCATCAGCAATATATCCATCCAGTGTAGCAGAAGTAGATTCAAAATCTCTATTTAAACCAGCTAATGGACCAATCCATTTACCATCTTTAATACTTCCGGTAAAATTATCAGAAGCATTTTTAGTACCAATAACAACATTCTGCTTCCCGGTCAATCCCTGTTCCAAATTATGTACATAATTCAAAGCAGATTCACGAGCCTTATTTGAATCAAACTGCTCGTTAATATCTGTGATTTGCTTCTGAACATTCTCTAACCCAGCAGGAGTAGTAATAGTAGATAAACTTTTCTGTATACCCTGAAGTTTTCCAGCAGCAATAGTACCAGCCTGTCCAAGAGATTCTATATCTGAAATCTGTTTAGAAAGATCTTCGTTAATAGTATCTTTTTGAGCATTGAATTTATCACGATTTGTTTTACGAGTTGCAGATAATGATCTGGCAGATTCAGCAGATCCTTTTCGAAGTGCTTGAGTAAAGTTCTGATACATATAATCGTTATCAGGAAGAGATGCATTTAATCTTGCAATTCTATGTAATTCAGATAAGTCTTGTTGATCAGATTTGATATCATCTTGCAACTTCTTAAGAAGATTAGGATTCTGTTTATCAGTGGATTTATATTTCTCCGTATCAAGCTTCGCATAATTAGAGTTAATCTTTTTACTTAATTTAACAGCTTCTCCCTCAAGTTTCTCATAACTATCATAATATGCAATAGCATTTTCATATCCCTCAGCTAAGAGATTACCATTAGCATCAAACTGTTTTTTATATGTCTGAGTGAGGGTATATATAGTTCTGTTGGTATCTTCATACACCTTAATATATTTCTGAGCGTCGCCAAATTCCCTTTGAGAAAGTTGTTTTAAACCATCTAATTCTGGAGGAGTAACAGGAGTTTCTGTTAAATTAGAATTACTATTCTTTAATCCAGATACAGTCTTGATTGCGACTTTTTCTTCGGACTTAGCAATCTTATCATTACTATTTACAACAGCATCCGATTCTTTTTTCTTCGCTTCTATAACAGCGTCAGCTGATTGATTCATAGCATCTGCAGTATTTTTAGTCTCATCTATAACATCATTATTTTTAACAGGAGCCAATTTAGGAGCAGAAACAACTTTATATTTAGGAGAGATAGGAGTTTCTGGAACTTTTGACTTACCAACTTCTTCTGATGATTGTTTCTTTCGATCCACTTCAAGAGTTGGTTGGGATTTTGCTTTAGATTTTTTTTTCTCAGAAGGTTCCTGAATGGACGGAATTCCTTTTAAAGTAAACCCTGAATGTCCATCTGCGCGAACCATATCCTCAAGTTGAGTTGCTTGATTTTCAACATCTTTGATGATTTGTGCAATTTCATCAGTATCTCCATTTGATTTGTTACGATTATTATATCGCATATTATTTACAGTAATAATATTTCGAGCCATTCCATCAAGTAAATCAAACATTTCAGAATGTGTGTCTCTTTCATAACCTAAATCATGTAGGGAATCCTTAATTCCAAAAATTTGCCTACTTGTATTATGTGCATGATCATATATTGATTTAGCTTTTAATATACTAAAAGGATCCTTACCAGTGATGTCTTTAAAACTTGATGCAGGAAGAAGTTGCGATTCAAGTATTTTCATATAAGTCGTTCTATATTTTTCACGTGCATCAGCATATTGAAAAGGAGACCCTCCATTTTTATACGCTTCTTTTTTATTAATATATTTATTGTATACAAGCTTAAGTAATTCGTTAGCTGCTTCTTCTTTCTCTTTTGATCTTGCAGATTTAGATGTTGCTGCCTTTGCAGGTTTAGATTTAGACTCAATAGCAGAAGCAGGAATAGATGCGGAAGCATCTTTCTCTTCAACATCTGTCTGAGCAGGAATAGACTCTTTCTTTTTAACAGTTCTTTTTCTTGTTGTCTTCTTAGGAACTGATTTTTCTTCTTTGTTTTCTGCAGCTTTCTGTTCCGTTAATTGTTTCTGGACGGCCTGCTCAATTGCTTTTTGTTTTCCCTCTGCATCAATATCTTTATCATATTCTGATATATCAGATAGAAGAGCTTTATAAAATTCCTCATTGTTTATACCAGATCCGCCTTTAGCAAGATATGTTGACATAAGGCCAATGAATTTATTTTTTCTTCGTGTCTTTAATGAATCGTTAAGAGTTTCTGCTCTTTTCTTAATATCAGATATACTTCCTAATGCAATCTCACCAAATTGATCATCTGCTAAAATATCTTTTTCAAGTTCTGCAAGATTCTTATTTATATATCTATTTACTAATTCAGAATAATCTTTTTTAGAAAGCCCTTCATTTTGTGATTTTTTAAATATGGCATCAAGATGGCTACTTGTAACACTAAGTTCTATCTTATGTGTTTGATTTGCAACGATTTTATCAATATTATCAGAAAATCCTGCTTTATTTAATGATTGATTTAACAAATATTGAGCATAGTTATTTGGATCATAATCTGGATCATTTTTTTTGATACCCATTCCTAATAATCTACGCATTGTTTTAGAAGAGACATTCTGTTCAACAGGAATATTCCGTCCGTTTGTCTCTAATTGTTTATTTAACTGTCCAAATAAATCTGAGGCAATAATAATATTCTTACTTGTTTTTATTAATCCATTAAGTGCTTTATTATAATCTTCTAAAGATAATGAAGCATCAGGAGCAACAAGATTCCCAGATGGAGTAATAAATTTTCCACTTTTAGACATTTCTTTTTTACTGTCTAATAAATAACTACGAAGTCTATATGCACTTTCAATTTGAGCACGTTCATTTTGAGCTATATCGGATAATCCTTTTTTTTTAAGCTCGGTCATCATTGCACTATGTTTACTAGAAGATAATTCAGGGATATTTGGTAAAAATTTATCCAAACTTGCAAGCGATGCCATTGATTTGGAAGTAATTCCCTGAAGCTTGCTATTCATTTTTGTAGCTGCTTTATTAATAACATTATTTAAATCTTTCGCTACAATATCATTAACAGCTTTGTTATCTATTAAGAACTTTACTTTTGCTTTTGCTGTCGGAAGGTTCTGAAGTTCTTTTATTTCAGAGGCATCAAGTTTTAATTTAACTGGGGTCTCGATTGGTTTTGCCGCTTCCTTTTTTGCAGCTTCAACTTCTGACATATCGACTTTACCTTTAACTGTCAGTGTAACTTCCTTTCCGTTAAGTTTATCAAGTCCTTTTTTTAAATCCGCAACATCTTTTATTAAATCTTTTGTGCCTTTCTGTATTCCGTTAGCCATAAGTGTTACATCGGTATCTGTTTTTAATATAATATGATCGCCCATTAATTATCACCTCGTCCCATAAAGCAATCTAAAAAGTTCGTATTTACTTAAATATTTCTTAACAATTTGCACAACATGTTTTTCTTTTTCGTGAGGACTACTATAAGATTTTGCCCAATTTTGCATTGCACATACTGGAGAGAAAGTTTTTACAGCAGGTCTAGTTTCGTGACTCCATTTATTAAGTGGACCGCGATATTTTGAACCGCCATGATATCCTTGTCTCATTGTTAAATTATATAATCCTGCATTATTTAAATGATGACCTCCTAAATGATCCTCGTTTAAATATATATCTATAGTATGTTCATCTAACATAGTAATATCGGCAGCTGATTTTAAACTATATAATCTATTATAATATAATGGTGAATATGAATTATACCAATTATTAATAATTTGACTATATGCACGTTTAGCGTCTTCGTATATTTTTTTTGTTTTTAAAGCAGAAAGCTCTTTTGCAATTTCTTTTTCTGAAGATTTTAAGCCATTTAAAAGTTCGTCTACAATAGCATTATAATGTTCTAATGTCATAGTAATTGTGGCCATACACATTCACCCCTATATAATTTAATTTATTTTAAGTCAAGTTTAATTCCATTTTCAGTTATATATTTCATTAATTCAGAAATACCTTCATTGACAAATACACCAACAATGGTAGCAAATGCTTCTGTATATTTTGCGATATATGCATCAATAGTTTTATTTTCATCATGAAAATTATCCATAAGTAAACCGTTAATAGTCATAAGTTCATTTAATTCATGCTCACCAACAATGGCACAAATTTGATCTAATAAACCATTTTCAAATAATAAATCATAATCTTGAAATGCATTTGTAGTACTATCATCAGTTTTTACTATGTTCAATTTTGTATATAAAATAAGGATAGTAGTAGTCATATTGATTTTAGATAAAAACATATCAATATACTTAACCCCGTTTTTTCCAGTGGTAATAGACTTATCAAGTATTGTCTGAAGAACAAGTTTCTTTTCTAAAACAGGGCAATATGTTCTCCAAATAATATTTCTAACAAATTCATCTCGCTGTTCATCTGTTTTCAAGAGATTATATCGTCTGATAAACTCTGGAACATCAATTTTTCTTTCAATTGTATCTGAATTAACTTTATTTATTTCGCTCATAATAAATCTCCTTTTATTCCTTATTTTCTGTATGTTTATGTATGATAAATTCAAATTCTGTTCTTGGATTTTCCTTGTCGTATCCGGTTTTTAGAGTGAGAGAGTGCAGATGTTTTTCATCATCATCTACAATAGCCCCAGCCTCAGTCAACCCATCTAAAATAAACTTAGGAATTTGATTATCTACGTCATGTCGTCTTTTTGTATTAAAAAAGACAGTTACGATAAGATCAAAATCATCTAACTGCCTATTATCCATTTTATTTATTTTTACCCAGAATTTTACGAATTCCTTCCACTTTTGTTTTAACGCATTCATCTGTATACGTGGTAAGATCATCCAAGTATTAATCGAAGGGTGCCAAGGTTTTTCAATAGGAATTTTCTTGGCTCTTGGATGTTCTAAAAAATAATACTTTGTATACAAATCTAATGTCTTTTGATCAATTGTCAATATAATTGATTTATCCATATATTTAAACCTCTTTTACTAATTCATAAC